TTGTTGGAGTATTAGGATTTGCAACATCTGCATTAAATTCAGCTATTGAATCGTAAGTTTGTCCAGTAGTTTTATTTGTAATAACTTCAACCGCTTTGGCTGGTACAACTGGAACTTCTACTCCATTAATTATTGTAGTTTTCATAAACTATTATTATATACTATTAGAGTCTTCCCTGTCCACGATATTCTTTACGATCTTTTCTTTTATTAGGTCTTTTACTATGTCTTCCAGGTCTTTTTTTATTAGTGTATTTAATAAAAGAACCCGAACCATTACTTATTTTTCTAGCCATTCTGATCTGATCTATTTATCAAAGCGTATGATATAACACCAGCTATAACATTTGTTACATTTACTGTAATTCTAATTTGATCATTTTCTTCTAAAATTAATACTTGACCAGCAGCATTATCTGTAGTTTCAGCAGCCAGGTCTACGTGATAAAATTCATAAGTTGTAGAAGCAGAACTATCACGTAATCCCATTTCTATTTGAACAGTATTATTATGATTATTAGTCACTGCAATATTTTTAACAATGGCTCTAGAAGAAGCACTTATCGTAAGTACAGTTGTACCCGTAGTTACTAAACTAAACCCTTGGTTTTTATAAATAATAGCCATAATTTTTAATCTCTTTTAAGTTTAACATATTCTCTACCAAATAAGAACCATGAGAACAACTCCGCTTGTTCTGTAAAATCAGCTAATCTTCTATCTTTACTTGGATCAGTGTTAATCATAAATGTAGTAAAAGTCTGAGATTCTTCTCTTAAATCTTGTTGATAAGAAGTATTTAATTGATTCTGTAAAGTTTCTAATGCTTGATTAATTTGTCTAAAATTATCAACGGTATAAGGATCCTGTGGTTCCGGTATAAGAATATTTATTTTAGCCATTATGTTTGTGGAGCACTTCCACCTCTGCCGTCTGGTTGTATATCCACTCTAAATATACCATAACGCCAGTTGTCGTTAAGTGCATCGTTTTCAATTTTTATTGACGCAAGTCTCCCTCGCGCGCGTGTGTCTATCTTATCTGTTGTTGAAGATACTGTAAAGGGTCCCACAGTCGTTTGTCCCTGTGCCGTGGTTGAATCTGCTGGATAAGCTTTAAAGAATAAGGTTACTTTGGCATTACCATCTATGTATTTAAAGTCAGGAATAAATCTTCTTATCTTAATAAAGAATTCACCATCTCCTTCTATATCTAAATCAAAGTCTCCTGATCTAATAAAAGCAGGTATGGTAATGTTTGTTATATTTGTACTTGTTAAATTAAGAACTTCATTTACACCCACCTCATGTGCAAATACATAACTACCTCCATTAGTAACACCATTTATTGTAGGAGTATTTGGAGTTAAAGTGCTTAAATATTTAGTAGCACTTGGATACTCTAATACATGAGCATCTTCATATGTTGTTCTTGCAAGCGTTCCTGTGGTCCAAGATTGAAGTTTATAATTATAAGTAACAACTCTATCTATTTCTGTTGATGATGCTTTTGGATAAAACCAGTTAATCTCTGTAAATAAACTATTATGTCCAGCAAATACTGTTTCACCGTTTGTAAAATTAAGTCCTAAAGAATCTCCTGTTGTAGTAAATACAAAATCTTCAACTGTAGAAGTTAATGCTTTAACTGTTCCATCAAATACAAAGAAATTGCCAGAATCCCCCATCCAATATACAGAACCGTCTACAAAGACAGCTGCATGTTGACCAATACATCCACAATTAGATCCAACTTGACGTATGCTAAATGTAAATGGTGGTCCTACAAATTGCATGGTGTAAGCTGCTTCATCTGTTATAACTAATATATAATCTTTACCTTTAACAGCAGCTACAATTCTACTACCATTATCTAATCTAAATGTCCCTGCTGTGTTTGTAGAAGTAGGCTCATAAATTTCAATATCTTCTTGATCTGAAAATCTAATAAACATGGGATCTTGAGACGTAGTATCTCCAATAATTGTTTCTGTTCCAAAATGAATTAAATGTCTGTCTCTGTCCGATACTCTTGTTAAAACTGTTGCCGTAGGATTACCTGCTATAATAGTAGCACGTGTACTAACTCCTGCTCCAGCATTTGGGTCCCATGAAAAAGTTTTTCCATCTTTAATTGTTGCAATTAACAATTCTCCAAAGTTATCTAAAGACCAACTTCCAGCGTCAATGGTTGTATTAGAAACTGTTCTTGAAGTTCCCCATGTAGATAAACTCCATGTTCCTGCTCCCCATCCATAACCAAGTGTCGCGGTTAATGGACCAACAATGACATATGGATTTGTTATAAGTGATCCTCCTGTAGTGACTCCTGTTCCTGTTTCTGTAACAGGCATAGTAATTGTAAATGTATTTGCAGTTGGTACTGTTTTAACTTCGAATGAATTAGTTTCAAAATTTGCAGATGTAAAACTTGTTGTAGTTGGTCCTGGTGTTGTTACACTTGAAAATTTAATTAAATCTCCAACTAATAAATTATGTGCATTTTTAGTAATTGTAACTGTTGCAGAACTCGTAGTTGATGTATAGGTACAACTTGTTAAGGCCGTGCTTAAAGGTGTGATATCGTAAAACACTTCATCAAAAAGAACATATAAGACTTTATTTGTTCCAATAACTACATATCTTCTACCAGTTAAATCAAACCAAGAATGTATGTCTCTAGCTGCACCTACTAATATAGATGAATTAATTTGTTGCCAACCACCTATCTTCTCAGGTGATCCATATTGAAAACGTACGTTATCTCCATCAATCCATCGACCTTCTGCTTGAGAAGCAGTGTCGTTCTTATCAAAGCCTGGAGGTAGCGGTATCTTTTTTAATGGCATATTTATGCCTAGTATAACACTTATTTAACTACGTTTAAACTTTGAAACTTATTATTTATCTAAAAGTAGCTATTAATACTATTCTTTCACCTTGTTTAGGATAAAAATGATAATGTGGCCTATTATCGAAACAAATTCCCTTATATTTTTTAGGTGTAACTTCTTTTAAAACACTATTATTTTTATTTAAAATAATAGTTTTAGAAATCATATCAGCTTTATTTAAATAAATTAATATTTGTTTATGGGGATATTTATGATCTACGTGAATTTGGCATTTTTCAAAACCATTGTTAAATGTATAATTAATAGACATTCTAAGTATTTCTTTATATTTTATTTTAAATTTTTTAAAAAAAGATTTACAGATATCTAATGTTCCTAAAAAATATTCGGGAGAATTAATATGATCTTTATGCGGTCTATTTTCTGGTCTATCTAATAAACAATGAAATAAAAATCCATTATTATCACCAATAACTGATTCAGTTGTTTTATAGTATGGAAAACGTGTGCTTAAAATAGTATTTTCTATAAAGTCAATATTTTCTTTTGTTAAAAAATTATTACTTTCTTTAAAAAACATTTTTATTTAAATTGTTCACCGGTTACCCATGTTACTAATGAATTTCTTTCTCCTTTAGTAATTGAAGTAACTTCGTGTAACACAAATGAAGGAAATATAATTAGAGTTCCTTGTTTTTTAGGCATAACAGTTCCTTTGTTATCTCCATGAAGTATTAAATCTCCACCTTGATATTTACTTGGATCTGTAAGCTGTATAGATATAGAAAGTTTTCTAACTGGAGTGTTATTTATTCTATCTGTATGTTTTGATAATTTTCCATAAGGTGCCTTATAATTTGTAAATTGAAATCCTTCATTTAACCCAAATAAATTAAAATTGAAAAACTGGTTATTTAAATTTAATACAATATCTGTGGTTTTACGAAAAACCCAATCCATATTATCATGTGGGTATAGCCAAGATATTTTACTATTTCTTACTTTAAGTTTTATTTCTTTTTCAAAACCAACTGAAGATTTGACTAAACCTTTTTTTACACCAATTTCTATTATTTGTTCACATTCTTCTTTTGAAAAAGCTTCTTCTAAATATGCATAAAAACTAACATTATCTAATTTTAAATTCCACGATGAATTTTTTTCATTCATATTTATTAAAAATAATTTATATTTAAAACTATTCTGTAATTTTTATCTGTACAAGTACTTCCAGTGTGTTCTAAATTTGATTCAAAATAAATCAATTTATTTTCTTGACTTTTACAAATTTTTTTATTTTTAAATTTGGTATAACCATTATTATTATTTATGTAAAAAATAGCTGTAGTATTTTTATAAGAAAAATCTGTATGATATCCATGTTCAATAATTTTTTCAGTTCTATGAAGTAAATTAGCTTTTACCCTTAATAATGATTTTATTTGTAATTTTTTTAAAATAGGTTCTATTAAATTAAAATGAGGTGAATTAACATATGAGGTATTATTAAAAAATACATGAGTAAATTGTATATAGCCATCTTTTTCAAGGTTCACTCCGTCATTAAGATACCAAGGAAAAAAAGGATTAGTCATAGTTACTTTGATTTTTTCAAAATCTTCTTTTGGTAAAAAATTTTTAATTATTTTCATTATAAAATTAGTTCTGTTAATTTTCTATTATTACCTAGTTTACCTTTTATAAAAACATTAAAAGCTAAACTTATTCTAGTATTATTTCCTTTTTTAATATCTACCATATGTTTTAATGATGAAGGAAATAATATTAATTCTCCTGTTTTAACAGGAAACCACCAACTTTTAGAATTAAACAAATTATAATCTTTTACTTCTATATCAATAGTTTCATGTTTATCATTAAAAAATTGAATTCTATCATTTTTTTCATCAGCATTAATATATAAAACTCCAGATACTAAAGAATTTGGATGAGAGTGTTTATGATGGTATTGATTTTGATCTGTGTAATTTAACCAAGATTGAGTAATGTAAGGAGTTATTTTATACTTCGGACATATTAGTTTAGTAAAATAATCTTGTATTATAAAATTAATTTCTTTTTTTAAATTATTTAAAATAGGTTCATTAAGAATATATGTATTAACAGAAGAAATATTTCCTTCGTTTTTAAATATGCCAGTTTCTTTTTTTTTAAAAAAATTTAATTCTTTTTTATTAAAATTTCTATTAAGTTTAGTTGAATAAACAGGGTATGGAAATAAAGAAAAAACTTGTGACTCTATCTGTATCATATATAATTATACATTATATATAGATTTTTTATTTTTTTGTAAAGCTTTAATTAATTATTCTTTCCAAGATAATGTCTGTTCATCCCAATAATATGCTTTATTATCAGAAGGATAAGGAATAGGTGATTCCCATAAACAAGTAGATTCATTTAATATCCAAGAATTAAAAGGCTTAGGGGGTATAAATGCGTCTTTAATTTCATCATATATATAATCAATAGATGCGTGATTTTTTCTAAAAGCTTTTTCTTGTGTATTACTTAATCCAGAATTATCTGATAAATAGTGTTTTCCAGCCTTAGTATTATATGAAGTTTGTTTCCATATTGCATTTGGTTCATTATATAATGTTTTTAAAAATTGAATTCCTTTTTCTTCCAATTCAATTCCATTATCTAATAATTCATTATTATGAACTGATACTACTTGTATCACTTTATTTTCAGAATTTAATTTAGCAAAACTAGCCATTATGTTGTAAGACTCCCACTTCCAGTGTAGGTTAGTATTGTATTAGTTCCACTAGGAGTTACAGTAGGAGAACCTGTAGTACTTGCTTTTTTATAAGATGCTGTAGGTAAACTTAAAACAACAACTCCTTTTCCACCCGTTCCACCCGTTCCTGCTGGATTTCTTTCTGCTCCGCCACCGCCACCGCCCGTATTTGCAGTACCTGGGCCACCATTTGAAGGTCCATAAGATCCACCATTTCCACCTCCGCCATTTCCTCCCGGTCCTCCTCCACCAGATGATGCATAAGATCCTCCTCCACCTCCAGCGTAAGCTAAACCAGTTATGTTATAAGTAGCTCCAGATCCTCCTGATCCTCCTGCACCACTTCCAGCTGTTCCAGCACTAGCAGCACCTCCTCCACCTCCACCTGATCCAGGAGGAGTATTGCTTCCAGTTGCTCCATTATTTCCTTGAGAGGGGGATACAGAAGGAGTATTTCCTGTTCCAAATCCACTATTATAATCTCCACCACCACCAGATCCTCCACTTAATCCAGCTTTACCAGCGTAAGTTCCTCCACCTCCTCCACCAGCTGAAGTTATCGTTGATTGTCCAGGTGCAGATATCGTAGAAACACTTCCAGGGGATCCTTGTATGTTAGCAGCAGTTCCTGCTCCACCATCTCCAACTGTAATAGTTGCTATTGTTCCTGCTCCTGTTATTGAATAACTATTTGTTCTATATCCTCCAGCACCCGCACCCGCACCGTGAGTATTTCCTCCACCCCCACCACCACCTGCAACTACTAAAAAATCTAAAGTATATGGATATACTTTTACAGCACTAGTAAGTCCTAATGCTTTTGCTGATGCAGCTCCTCGTGTTGAGTTTAAAGGCATTACAAAATCTCCTTAATTAAATTGAGTTTGTGCTGCTAAAATTGTATAAGCTGGGGTTGTTGCTGTTTTAATAGCAGTGAATGAATAAGTGTCTATCCCAGTATTACCTGAACTTGGAGCAGTTCCACCTTGCCATTTAATAGTAACGTTTGTAGAAGATCCATCTATTGTTATAGTAGAAACATAAAACGTAGTATTAGTATTTAAATATGCACCCGTCATTGATTCTCCTACGGATATAATATTATTAAGAGTAGTTGCAGAACTTCCTCTTAAATTTAATGTAAATTGACCTGTTGCTGTACCTGTATGATATTCAACAGCTTGGGTTAAGAAATCATAATTAATTGTTCCTGTAGTTGCTGTTGTATAAACAGAAACTTTTTCTTTTACTTGTTGAATTTTTCCAGTGCCATTAAATGTAACTGCGCCAGTTCCTTTTGGTGTAAAATTTATACCAATATTTGTATCATCACCAGATGCTGTAAAATTTGGATTATTTCCTGTTGCTGCATTAGCAAGAGTTACTTCGTTAACTGCTGATGCAGTTTTATTAAATATAATTTGTTGATTACCTGAATCATCATCTATTCCAGTTGCATTATTAAATGCAATATCAAAACCATTAGTGTTTAAAGAAGCTCCTAATTGTAATATCGCAGTATTAAGTGTAGGTGATGTTAAAGTTTTATTAGTTAATGTTTGAGGTGCTGTAAGATTTACAGTTGCTAAATCTACTGCATCTGTTCCATTTAAATAAACTTGTTTAGTAGTCTTATCAGTTGCTCCAAATATTACTGAAGCTCCACCTACTTGATTTAAAGCAAGTGTAAAAGCGCCTGTTGTACCATTTTTTAAAGTGTAAGTTTTCTCAATTCCAGAAGCCACAAAAACAGTAGTGTTAGCAGCTATTGTTCCTGCAAATTCAATAACAGCATTTCTAGCATTTGATATTGTAGCATCAGTCATTACTAAAGTTGTGTTAGTAGAAGTAAGTGTAATTAATTGATAACCAGCAATAGCTTGCTGTAAAAGGTTTAAATTTGAGTTTGTTTTATCTCCCCATGTACCCGAGTTTTCACCCGTAGCCATTAGTTCTAGTTTAAGATCTGTTGAATATGATGATGCCATAAAAATCCTTTATAAATTATGTATAATATCTAATTTTAGTTTCATTAAGCCGCTATGTCAACCACTGTCCAAGTATTAGTTACCCCTATATCTACCACGGCCCAAGCTGATACAAATAAACGACCTGTAGAAGTGGTCATATTTACACCTATTACATCTATAAGAGATAAAGTCTCACCAGAAGCAATTCCCACACTTGCATTTAATAAATTTGTAGATAAAGTAACTATAGTGTTTGGAGTAGCGTCTTCATTACCTAAACCTACTGTTAATAAGTTAGTATTTAAAGTTAAATTAGCATCACCTGTAATAGAATATGTTCCAATTGTAGTATTTAATTGGTTACCAATTACATCTACTTCTACTGATGGAACAACAACTTCTTCTCCTCCTTGTTCAACATCCATTCCACCAATATTGCCCCACGAACCATAACCCCAAGAAGTTGTTCCCCAAGGTAATTGACCTGGAGATGTTACTTCTACAGTGGTATCTATTACTGCTAATATAGAGGCTGCTGTAATATTTAATAAATTTGTATTTAAACTTAAATTAGCATCTCCTATAATTGTGAATGTTCCAGTAGATGTATTAGATTGAACACCTGTTAAATTTATGACACCTGTTCCTGAAATAGATTCATCACCTTGTTGAATTACTGTACCAGTTATTTGATTCCACGCTCCTGATCCCCAAGCGTTTTGTCCCCATGTAGTTGAAGTTCCAGGAGTTGTAACTTCTACAATTACATTTTCTCCAGCAAAAACTGTTCCTGTTGTAGTGTTTATTAAAACAAAAGTAGGCTCTTCTAATGCTCCGCCAACTAGTGTAACTGTATTAACAGTTGATGAAATTAAATTTGTAGATAATTGTAAAGAAACATCTGTGAAAGAATCTTCATTTCCTGTAAAAGTATTTAATTGTAAACCAGTAACATCAACATTTGGATTTATTAAATCTCCCCACTCATTAAATCCCCAAGTGAATTGTCCCCAACCACCAAGTTCCCCTGCATATTCAATTGAGTTTACTGATACTGAAGAAATTACTCCATTTGGAATTATTAAAGTATCGTTTTGACTTCCCCAGTCTCCAAGACTCCACGAAAGTTCATTCCACGCATTAGCCATAGTAGTCTCCTACTATAGTTAAACCAGGTGGTGTTATTATAAATATAATATTTGCCACCTGGCTCTCCTTAAATTAAGCGATTCTTAATATAGCTGCTGCTGATGTAAATGCTGGAAATTGAATTGTAAATGTTCCTGATGTAGCTGTTTTAACAGCACCGAAATCTAATACACAAACAGCTTTATTACTTGCTGATGAATTATATATTACTGCACCAAGTGCACTTAATGTAACTCCTGTAAAAGATAAATCTGCGAAATCTACTATTCCTACTGAACCATCTAATGAAACTGTTTGTGATGCTAATATTCCTCCGCCTGCTGCATAAGTTCCAGTGTTTGCAACCTCATTTGATGCACTGTATATAGTTGTTGTAGCGTTTAATACTGCGTTTGATTGATAAAGTGCTAATTTAAAAACTTGTCCTGAACCAGAATCAAAATCGTGTACAGCTCCTAATAGTTCTGATTTAAAACTATTACAAACCGCTTGGTCTATACTTAATGTCATAATTATTCTCCTATAAATTTATTATGGTGATGGTGACGGTACTTTAATTCGTAACGTTCCATCTTGATACTCGTCTCTACGTCTTCGACCTGTTTGTTCTAACGTAAATCCTTGTAATGCCATATTATACTTCTCTTGATACAGTTTGTACATATCCATGGGTCCTTTTAAATATGCAAAAGCTTCTACTAAACAAG